GTCAGATTTCTCTCCCCGTAACCACGACCCAAGCTGGATACGGAAACCAGCATCAGCAGCAGCGCAAGCAGTGGGCTCGCCTAGTTGCAACGGGACAAATGCATTGCACGCGCTGTGGCCGACTCATTTTGCAGGGGCAAAAATGGGATTTGGGGCATGCAAACAAGGTTTTGGGGACTTATCGCGGTCCTGAGCACCGGTTTTGCAACCGTTCTGCTGGCGGAAGGATTGGGGCGGCGGTTACGAATGCGAAAAAGCGGGCTCGAAGAGGTTTGAGGCGGTGGTAAACCCGCGTATTTGCACGCTTCCGGTCTCGAAATCGAAGGATCTGGGCAAGCGGGCGGTCGATTTATCCCTTGAGGCTGGTTTGGAGCTCGATGAGTGGCAAGAATTCGTTCTTGTCGAGTCGATGGCCGAAGCGAAGAAGGGAGAATGGGCTGCAAGGGAGGTCGGGGTCAACTGCGCGCGCCAAAACGGCAAGAATGCCATCCTCGAGGCGCGGGAACTGGCCGAGATTGACATCATTCGCTCGAATCTCGTTATTCATTCGGCGCACCAGTTCGATACCTCGCTCGAGCATTTTCTTCGTTTGCAGTATCTGATCGAGGAAACCCCCAGGCTTCGAAATCAGCTGAAGGGTGGAAGCAAGGGAATCAAGCGTTCGCATGGCGAGGAGGGATTCGAGTTCACGGGAAACCGCCGGATTCGCTTCCGAACACGCACAAAGGGCGGCGGAAGGGGTTTCAGCTCGGACCTGCTCGTGCTGGACGAGGCCATGTTTTTACCGGAGATGACGATGGGTGCGCTCTTCCCCACCAAGCGGGCGCGGCCGAATCCGCAGGTCTGGTACACGGGCTCAGCGGTAGACCAGCAGATTCACGAAAACGGTGTTGCTTTCACTCGTCTTCGCGAGAGAGGGATGAAGGAGGGTGCCAAGCTTGCCTACTTCGAGTGGTCGGTCGAGGGCGACGATCCAAGCTTCGTTCCTCTCTCGGTGCTTCGCGATCGTGCCGCTTGGAAGCAGGCTAATCCTGCACTTGGGATTCGTATCGACCCTGAGACGATGGCGGAAGAGCTCGAGTCGCTTGATCCCAGAACTTTTGCGGTGGAGCTGCTTGGAATCGGGGACTGGCCACGCACCGATCACGTTGCCAGTGTCATCGACCTAGAGACGTGGGAGAGGCTTGCGGACGAGAAGCGCCCTACCGAGTCGCTTGCTTTCGCCTTTGATGTCTCGCCCGACCGGCAGGCCTCTATCTCGGTAGCCGGCAAGAACGGGAGCCTGTGGTATGTCGAGCTCGTTGAGTCGAGGCGGGGAACTTCCTGGCTTCCGGATCGAGCGCTCGAGTTGCAGAAAAAGTACAAGGCCAAGTTTGTTTGTGATGGTTATGGGCCTGCCGCTTCGCTCGTCTCCGAGATGGAGGAGAAGGGCGTCGACGTGGAGCCTCTCTCAACGGCGGAGCATTCGCAGGCTTGCGGGCAGTTTGTCGATGCGGTCGAGGAGGGGACTCTTCGCTACTACCCGGCTGACGACTTGATGAGCGCCGTTCGTGCTGCTCGCACTCGGCCCCTTGGTGATGCTTGGGCCTGGAGCCGCAAGAACTCGGCTGCGAACATCTCGCCGCTCGTCTCCGCAACCCTGGCCCTTGCCGCTGCGAAGACGATAAGGCCGAAGAAGGTGGCTTACGCATGGGCCTGAGTCTTATGCCCTGGCGAAGGCCGAAGACGGAGGTTGTCCAGAGATCCGACTTCCCCGCCCTGAGCGTGGACGAGTACCTCTCCTACTTCAACTACGGAGGGAGTTCTTACCCGATCGGCTTGCAGTTCTCAACCGCGCCGGCGAAGGAAGAGGACATCCTCCCCACCTTCGTTGCTTACGTGCAGCAGGCCTACGCATCCTGCGGACCGATCTTCGCCTGCCTCATGGCACGCGCCTCTCTTTTTTCGGAGGCTCGTTTCCAGTGGCGGGAGTTTCGCCAAGGACGTCCGGGGCCTCTCTTCGGCGATACCTCGCTAGCCCCCCTGGAGACTCCTTGGCCGAACGGTACGACCGGAGACCTCATCGTTCGGCTCGAGCAGGACTACTCGCTAGCGGGGAATTTCTACGGCTGGCGTGTCGGTTCGGGGATCCGTCGTCTTCGGCCCGATTGGGTGACGATCGTCGCCGGTTCGCGCATGATCGCCGCCGATCCTTCTCTCGCACCGGATGTCGAGCCCATCGGCTACATCTTCCATCCTGGCGGGCGCTACTCGGGCCACGACCCGATTCTCTTTTCGGCTGAGGAGATCTGCCACTTCACTGGCCCGACTCCTGATCCAATTGCCAACTTCCGCGGCATGTCGTGGCTGACTCCGATTCTGCGTGACGTGCAGGCGGACAAGCAGGGAACGAGCCACAAGATCAATTTCTTGGAGCAGGGCGGGGCGAGGATGGTCGTATCGATCGACATTCCCGACCCGGATGAATTTCTCAAGTTCGTAGGTGATTGGCGCGAGAAGACGACTGGGAGCGCGCGTTCCTATCAGACCCTCTTCTTCAATTCCGGCGCTGCTCCCAACGTGGCAACGATTGGGGCGGATCTTGTCCAGGCGGATTTCAAGGCTGTCCATGGACAGGGGGAGTCGCGTATCGCCTCTGTTGCGGGCGTGCCGCCGATCATCGTCGGTTTCTCCGAAGGATTGGAAGCGGCGACGTACTCGAACTACGAGCTCGCCATGAGGCGTTTCGCGGATCTGACGGCGCGGCCGATGTGGCGCTTCATGGCTGCTTGCTTCGAATCCGTGCTCGAAAAGCCCCAGACCTCTTCGCAGCTCTGGTACGACGATAGGGATATCCCCGCGCTCAAAGACGACATCGCCAAGCGTGCGGAGACGTTTGCCAAGGATTCGGCCGGCATGAAGCTTTTGATCGATGCTGGTTACAAGCCTGATGCGGTGACCGATTGCGTCAACTCAGGTTACGACTACAACCGGCTCGTGCATACCGGGCTTCCCACGGTCCAGGTGCAACAGCAGGCGCCATCCGGTAATGGGCAGGCTGAAATTGCGCAGCGCTCCGTCCTGGAAGAAATGGAAACTCTGATTGAGGAGGCGAAATGACCCAGTTTTCTAGTGATCCTTGGGACGGCTCGCCCGGTCGCTGGCCGGATGCCGCCTCTTATTGTCGTTCGGCCATGGTCGACAACAATCCTTCCGGGGCCGAGAAGACGAAGGACCAGTGCCACTTTCCGATTAGGGCGCCTGGATCTCAGGTGGTGAACGTGAATGCTTTGCGTGCTGTTGTCGGCGGACGAGGAGCGCAGGCAAAGTTTCCGGGAGCGCAGGCCGCACGGGAGCGGGCTCGTCGGCTATTGCAGGAGTCGCAGAACAGCCGCTCGACAAATCGAAGCCATGAGGAAGTTGTGGAAAACGAGCGTCGACCTGTCTATCGCTCAACGCAACCCGAAGAGCTCATCTTTCGTTCCGCTGAGGGTGAAGCGGGGGTTGTCGAGGGTCGCGTTGTTCCCTATGAGGAATGGACCGAGGTCGACTCTATGCTTGAGGGACATTTCATGGAGAGCTTTGCTCATGGCTCGATGTCGAAGACGATCATGGAGCGTGGTAAGGGTGTGCAGGTCTACATGGACCACGGTAGGTCGCCGCAATATGGCCGTCAGCCGGTTGCCCAACTCGAAGATACGTGGGAGGACTCAACTGGAGTCTTTTTCCGTGCTGCTCTCCTGAAGGGTTTGCCAGAGTTCTTCATGGATGGTTTGCGCAAGGGGCTTTACGGTGCCTCCTTGGGTGCGGATGCGATTCGCACTCTCTATCGTCGCTGGCCGGTGAAGTCTGATTACAACCCGGACGGGATCGAGGAGCGCGTTCGCCAGGAAGTCAGGGCATTCGATTATTCACTTACCTCTCGCCCGATCTATGCCTCGGCGACCTTGACGTTCCGCTCAATTGAGGACGAGTTCTTTGTTGAGCAGGTTCGCTCTCTTGCTGAAAAGCACCCGGAAGGATTGTTGCAGATGTTCCGTTCAGCGATTGAGGTAGAATCTGAACCACCTGCGGAGCCGGAGAAGCCGGAACAGCCGCAGGAAGAAGAGGCAGAGCCGCCGCACTCGGAGCCCCCGGCGCCGGAAGACCCGGACGCAGGAAAGGCGAGCCGCGACACTCAGCCGCCACTCATCGACTACCTCGCAGAAGACGAAGAGGAGGAAGACGAATGGAGGTTGTAAACGCGGCTCTTGATGAGCGTAGAGCCGAACTACAAAAACTGAAGGACGAGCAGGTCCTTCTCCGCTCCGAGTGGGCGGACAAGCGCTTTGATGCGCCAACAAAGCAGAGATTCCTCGAGCTCGAGCGAGACATTCGCGAGCTCGAGGATCTGATTCGCGAGAAAGAGAAGGTCAACTCTCTTGTCGAGCGTCATGTGCGCGAAGGGACGGGACTCGAGGACGGTGTTGCTTTCCATACTCGTCGTCCCGGTGTTGTAACTGGTGAGGACATCTGGGACCTCTCCACTATTGAGCGTGCCTGGGATGATCCCAGTGTCGAAGCAAGGCAGATTCACGATCGCACCTTGCGAGCGATCGAGCGGACGAAGATCCCGCACCCTCGCGCAAGCCAGGAGGACGGGCAGAACCGGCTCGAGCGAATGATCGGTGACGAGGAGGGCGGAAGCCGCAAGGGCTCTCTCGTCGCTGAATACATCCTCACGACCGGTTCACCGATGTACCGGAGCGCGTTCATGCGCTACCTGAACAACGCTCCGCTCTCCGAGCGGGATCAGAGCGTGCTTTACCGCGCAATGTCGTTGACGGCGGCATCGGGTGGTTATGCCGTTCCGTTCGTTCTCGACACGGCTCTTTTGCCGACGTCGAACGGGGCTGTAAACCCCTACCGCCAGATTGCCAGCGTCTCGACGGTGACTGTGGACGAGTGGCGTGGTGTCACGTCCGGTGGAATTACGGCGGCGTTCCAGGCGGAGGCGGCGGAGACGACTGACAACTCGCCCACGCTCGCCCAGCCGACCGTCTCGACGGAGATGGGGCGTGCTCTTGTCCCTTACTCGATCGAGATCGGGATGGACTGGGGCGACTTCGCCTCTTCCATGGCTGCTGATCTGCAGGATGCGAAGGATGTGCTCGAGGCGACCAAGTTCGCGGTCGGCTCGGGTACGAACGAGCCTGCCGGCATCATCACCGGTGCTTCGGGTTCGGTCTATACGGCATCCGCAACGAACGTGCTCATCGTCGCGGACATCTACGGATGGCACGACGCTTTGCCGCCTCGTTTCCGAAACGGGGCGACGATCACGCTCAACAACGCAGTTCTCTCGAAGATCCGTCAGCTTGACACGGCGGGTGGTTCGGCGATGTTGACTCCTAACCTGCAGGTCCGTTCGGCTGCCAACGTGGCTGATATGACCGATGGTCGGGCGAACGTCGACATCTTCGGAAAGGCTGTCTGGGAGGCCTCGGGTCAGTCGGGGACGTTTACGACCGGTCAGTTGATCGGCGTGATCGGTGACTACGGCCGTTACTTCAAGATCATCGACCGTATCGGACTCACCGTTGAGACGATCCCGCATTTGACGGGAACGACTGCGAACTTCCCGTCAGGGCAGAGAGGGCTCTTTGCCTACTGGCGCACTGGCTCGAAGATTCTGTCTTCGGCGGCCTTCAGGGTTCTCAAGCTCGCGTAGGGAGGCGAGATGGCAGACGAGAAAAAGGCAGCAAGCAAGAAGAAGCCGGATTATCCGGATACCCCGTCTGGCAAGGCTCTTGCAGCCGTCGGGGAAGACGGAGACGGCGAGGAATACGCGAAGGAAAAGGCCAAGCATCGCTGGGGCTACTAGCGACGAAAACGGTGGGGCGGTTCTCCAGGGTGCCGCCCCACCTAACCCTGGAAAAGGAGAAGAGATGGGAAGACCGCGCAAGAATCCGATGATGGTGGCAAAGGAGGCTGTAGTCGTGGTGGTCGGTGCAAGGCCGATCGAGTACGCCAAGATCACCGTCACGCACAACAAGACCGGCGAGCGGGTCACGATCGACAACCACAACAATGTTGTCGATCCCGGCAGCCAGGGGGTGAGCTACGCCTTCAAGGCATACCAGAAGGTTCCTGCTACCCATCCTGCGGTGAAGGATGCTCCGCAGTTCTTCATTCCCGCTGACGAGGTAGATGAGGAGCTGATCGTCAGCGCATGAGTGATCCGGTCATGGACCTGATCCAAAACGGTGGCGCTCGAAAGGGCGCCACTTCTATAGAGCGGACGCCTAGTGGCGTTCCGCTTCCGAAAAACTTCAAGCCTGGGCTGATCGGTGTCGTAGCCGGCGATCTCTCTCGCTATTCGGAGTTCAACATCTCGCTATGCGCGGCTATCGCCGCCTCTCCGCTCGGCTCAGAGCTCGTCTATACGCGCGGGGTCGATGTCTCTGGGAACTGCAACGAGATCATCCGCAAGGTCCTCTCGCTCGAGAAGGCAGATTGGGTCTGGATCCTCGGTGACGATCACACCTTCGAGCAGGGACTTCTCTTGCGGATGCTCGAAGGTGTGTATTCGGAGGACCTTGACCTTCTTGTTCCGCATGTGCTCAAGCGGACGCCCCCCTGGCCTCCAGTTGTCTATTCCCATCAGGACGAGCACGGCTGGTACGTCGCAGCCAATCTTCCTAGAGAGGGTTTGACGCGGATTCATGCGGCGGGTTCGGCTGGGATGCTGATCCGCCGGCGTGTTCTTGAGGCCTTGGAGGATCCCTGGTTCAGGCCCGCTCCGGATGCGGCGGGGTTGAACGAGGATCTCTATTTCTGCCAGCAGGTGAGAGAGGCCGGGTTTGAGCTCTGGTGTGACCCCGCTCTTCCGATGGGGCACATCGCCGTCCATTCGGTGCGCCCTACCTACGGCGAGGGTGGCTGGCACGTTGCCTTTGTCTTTGACGAGGACAACGTTTTCGCTGTTCCGAGCATCGTGCAATCTCTCGAGGAGCAGGTGCCGGTTTCGTGAAGTTGCACCTTCCCGAGCTTGTTCTCTTCTGCTCTGGCTGCAAGAGGCCTTTTCAGGCTCCAGGTAGCAACAAAGATGTGGAGTGCTCCCACTGCGGGAAGCAAATGCATGTCGTGACGATTCAGCCGGCCGGAGAGTCGGCGCGAGCCCCTACTAGGAGGTAGAAGTGGCTAATTTCGTGTTCAACATCAGCAAGGGGCGCGTTGTCGAGTTTTACAACCGCGCCGAAAACAACGACCCGACCAACTCGGCTCTCATCCTCGTCCCGCTTTCACAATCGGGTATAGAGGCGCAGGGGCAGGACTTGGACGACATGGCAGCGGTGGAGGCTGATGCGAACTTCGCAGAGCGGACTACTGGTGGCTGGGTACGAAAGACGCTCGAGTCTGTGCAGCTCGCGTCTCTGCCAGCTCCCGATGACACCAACAACCGCTACGACGTTTCTGTTCCGCAGGTGACGTGGACGGCGCCCACGGCGGGGAACAACACCACTGGGCTCCTCGTCTGCTACGACTCGGACACGACGGCGGGGACGGACTCGAACATTCTTCCCTGTACGCATCACGACTTCGCTGTAACGACGGACGGAAATGACGTCGTCCTCAACGCGGGGGTGTTCTTTAGGGCGTCGTGAGACGGAGGTTACGCCACTTCCGTTGGGCCGCACTCGCGGCCTTTTTTGTTGCCGGTTTTTTGCTGGTGCCGGGGGCGAGTGGCTATCCCCCGTTTTGTTCAACGCTTGCTTCGACAATCACGGAGACGGTTGTCTCAACTGTGACTGAGACGGTTACACAGACGGAGACGGTGACGGTTACGGAGCCGACAACAACAGCGCCAGTGACCTACGACTTCCGCGGTTCCTTCATCCAGCTCGAGCAGCCCGAGGACTCGACGCGCGTCGCCGATCTCGGCTTCAACCGCGTCAACGCCATCCCGCTCACGAGCTACCTCGACCGCCTCGACCCGCGCGTGCAGGCGTGGCTCTGGAACGGCTCCTACACCGTCTCGACGCACTCGTTCTCGCAGTCGGACTCGACCGTGACGAGCCGCGTGACCCAGGTGCTTGGCCACCCGCGCAACTCGCACATCTACGCGGTCTGGGACGACACGGGCGGCGTGCTGGACGCGCAGGCTCAAGCCGACCTCTGCGCCCGCTCGGCGCTCATCCGCGGCCTCGATCCACAGGCGAAGACGATCGGCTATGAGTTCCGCTACGGGGCCGGCGGTGGAGCCGACAACTACGCGGTTCTCGCCTCGAGCTGCCCGCAGGGCGGCACGGTCGTGGACGAGATTTGGGGCGACGGCTACCCGAACCGGCCATGGGGCTATGACGATGGCCGTATCGCTGGCCAGGGGGCGCGGGCGGATGCGCTCGGGATCCCGTATCGCGGCGTCGTGCAGACCTTTCAGGACGCCTGCCCCGCGAACAACTATCTCTACCCCGACCCGGCCACGATCCAGCGGATGTATGACGAGTGGGCGACCACAAACCAGCTCGGCTACGTCGTCTACCACTGGGAAGTCGGTTGTTCAGCGGTCTGGTTCGAGAACAACGCAGAATCTCAGGCGACCTGGGCGGGGCTGAACTGATGCCCTCCTTTACGATCCCCAACGCAGCCGACGCCGAGCATGCAGATCAGGCGAAGGTCGACTCCGTTGATCTGGACATCCTCCTCGGTGGGTTCACGCGGGATGGAGTGATCTCGGGTTGCGGAGTGACAGCCCAGGGCTCACCGGACATGACTGTTGCCGTTGCGGCGGGCACGGTCTATATCAACGGCGAGAGCGTGGCTGTTGCTTCTGGCAACGTCACCATCACAACTGCTAATGGTTCGAACCCGCGCTTTGATCTCATCGTCGTTAATAGCGCAGGTGCGAAGTCGGCGGTGGCTGGGACTGCGGCTGCGACTCCCGAATTTCCTGCCATTCCTGCTAACTCGGTGGTACTGGCCGCTGTGCGCGTGCCCGCGTCGGATACGACGATCTCCACCGGTCAGATCACAGACAAGCGAGTCATCCTCCAGCTTTCGAGTGCTGGATCCTATGACGTAACTGACTATGGAGCTGTCGCGGATGATTACTACAGCGACGGCGTTGCGGTGGCGACTAATACGACCTTCACATCCGCTACCGCCGCCTTTACCTCTGCTGATGCAGGTAAGACGATTGTGATCGAGAAGGCGAAATCAGAGTTCCGGGCGCATACCACGACTATCGCCTCTGTCACCAATGCCACCGATGTCGTGCTTACCGTAGCGCCTGACAGGTCTCAGTCGAGCGCTCGTTTCTTGCTCTCGCGGGGTGGGGATTCTACGGCTGCGATTCAAGCGGCGATCGATGCAGCCACCGCGGCTGGTGGTGGGGAAGTCAGGTTGCCCGGTCCTGGCTATCTGACTACCGGTCTCGTGATCAAGAACCGCGTGACCATTCGTGGCTCGGGGAGGCGCAGTACTTGTTTGCATCTTGCGGCCTCCTCAAATGTGCCGGTGATCAAAAACGACGTGACGGCGAACGACACGGCGGAGTTTTTCCTCATCCGCGACCTGATGATCGACGGGAACGCCACTAACCAAAGCAACACGTCCGTCAACCTCGGTGCCGCTTACACGGTCGGGGACGCGACGATCACGCTTCAGACGGGACAGGGAACTTCAATGCTCCCCGCCGGCACGATTCTGATCGGGACGAACCGGCTTCAATACACGAGCGTTTCCGGGGACGTGCTCAGCGGGATCGTGGGTGGGATCGAGGACACCACGGACGCGAACGGTGCCAACGGTGCGGCGGTCACGCACTATCGCGCTCATGGGCTCTGGATGCGTGGTCCACAGGGCACGACTCCGGCCAACGCCGAGAACTTCGACCCTCACAACGTCATCTCCGATGTGATCATCCGCGAATGTAAGGCGGATGGGGTTGTCATGTGGGGGCAGTCCGAGAACCGAGTCCAGCGGGTGTTCGTCATGGATGCTTTCGAGGTCGGTTTTCGGACCGTGTTCGATTCTTGGTTGTCGGAATGCTCGGCTGCCTCTTGTGGGCGGATGGGTTTCTTCTCGCGCTTCTCCTCGATCCGCTACGTCGGTTGCAAGGCATTCAACAACGGTTCCGTCACCGCTTCCAAGGGCTTCGGGTTCCTGCTCGAGCACATCGTCACTCCCGCCGAGGGTGGGACGCTTCTAGCTGCCTGCGAGGCGCAGGACAACCGTGCGGATGGGTTTTACATCCGTTTCTCCGATCGAGTGACGATGTCGGCCTGTCACGCTTCTTCGAACGGGAAGTCTGGTACGGACAGGACGGGGCTCGGCGCTGGGGATGGCACCTACGTTGGTTTGAAGATGGCGAGTGCCAACTGGTGTGTGATCGATCTCACTTCGACGGAGACCGCTCACAACGCAGGTGTCACCTGTCAGGTGAACGCTCTCTACATCGATGCGGGCTCGAACTACAACCAAGTCCGGCTCACGCACGGAGAAGGAAACCCGGCAGTTCTGCCGGCGGACATGACTCGGGTGATTCGAAGTGACTCGGACCTCTCGGGCGGAAACAACATCGTCATCAACAGCATGGGTGGTACGCGGACGCGTACTCCTGCCACCGGAACGTTCACGGTGACGATCGCCTCCCCCGCCGTCTTCACGAAGACCGCGCATGGTCTCAAGAGGGGAGACGCGATTCGGCTGACCACCTCCGGCGCTCTCCCTACGGGCCTGGCGATCAACACCACTTATTGGGTGATCTCGGCCGGTCTTGCAGCCGACACGTTCCGGGTATCCGCATCGCTGGACGGAGCAGCGGTCAATACTTCCGGCACCCAGTCGGGTACCCATTCCATCCAGGGGATGATTTCCCCCGATCCCTATGTGGCGACGCTGCACCGCTCGACGGCGATTCCGCACAACATCCGCGTCGAGAATCCGCAGAATGCGCACCTGAACGCGCCGCTCGAGTTCATCTTCGTGCAGGACGGCACGGGTGGGAGAACGGTGACCTTCGGGACTGCCTATTCGCTCGGGTCGTTCGTCGTCAACCCGGTTCCGAGCTCGATCTCCGCTGTCCGTTTCATCTATGACGGCTCGAGTTGGATCGCTACCAGCTACAAGAACGAGGTCATCGGCCGCGGGGGCTCGGTGCTCAGCCCCACGGGAGCCGTGAACGTGTACGTATGGCGGGCCCCATACGCCTGCTCGGTTACGAACGTGCGCGGGATTCGCAGAGGAGGCACGGGCGCGACCATCAACGCCCGCCGCAACGGCTCTTCCAACCACCTTGCCTCAGCGCTTTCTGTGACCTCGGTGGATACGTGGATGGACGGGGGCACGGTCCAGAACACCGCTTACGCGGCCGGGGACATTCTCGAGATCATGGTCGTGACCGTTGCCGGTTCTCCCACGGAGGTGGGCATACAAGTGGATTTCGCGGCGTAATAGATGGCGGCGGTAACTCATCGGGTGACAACCCCCGATACTGGAAACACTCCCAACGTCTCTGGGGCCTTCACTCCTGCTAGCGGTGATCTGCTGATCGTGTTTATGACGGTTGAAGCGAGCTTGGATAGTCCGGGAAACTTAACTTCGAGCGTTGGTGGATTCACCTTCACGCAGGCTCGTCGCGAGCTCTTCCGCGCGAGTGTGGATGTCTTCTACTGCTTTGTCTCCGACGCGCTCGTTACTTCAGCGACTTCGCAGACGGTCACGACCACACCGACGGATACAGGACTCGGATCGATCATCAGCGTCTACAGCATCTCGGGAATGACTCGTTTTGGAGTAAACGCGATTCTCAAGTCGGGTGGGCAGAGCAACCAGACCGCGGGTACTACGCCTGCTCCGTCCTTTGGTTCTGCTGCGCTGACGGCTAATTGTTGTATTGGCGCAATCGCCAATGCGACCAACCCGGCTGGCTTGACGGCCCCCACGAGCTGGACGGAATCTCAGGACACGGGCTACACGACGGGAGCGATTACCGGGCTCGAGACTGCTTTCCGAAACAGTGGCGAGACGGGAACGACGATCACCTGGGGTTCCACTTCGGCCTCGGCCTTTGCTTCCATGATTATCGAGCTCGACACCTCTGCTGCCTCGACGAGCCGTGCCATCTGGTACCAGGACTGATGGCGTGTCTCGTCTCCAAGACCTACGACCCTGCCACGTCGGCTTCGGCTTCTACGACCGCGCTTTTGGCCATGACGGCCATCGACACGACCAACCTTCGAGTTACCTTCACGGCTCCCTCGAACGGGAAAGTGCTCGTGCGTCTCAAAGGCGTTTTACATGGTGCCACCACGACGCCGCAGATCCTTCTCGGTGTGCTAGACGGGGCGACTGTAAAGGGGAGAGTCGCGCCTATCTCGGGTCGGCCGCAGGCAGCCACAGCCACGACGCAGATGTCCGTGGAAGGTGTCTTCATCGTCTCGGGCCTGACTGCTTCGCAGAGCTACACCTGGGATGCGGCTTACGGAGTGGAGTTCGCCGTCGCCTCGTCGGGGCTCAAGTACGGGGGCCCGGACAACACCACGGGCAACGATGCCTTTGGGGCTTTTTTGTTCGAGGTGTGGGAGACGCCCACGATTCTGGCCACGACTCTCTACGACCCCGGAACGGCCGTCTCCAAGGCCACGTCTGCTCTTCTGGCCATGACCGCTTTCGACACCACGAACCTGAGACTGACCTTTACGGCGCCGAGCTCGGGGCGTGTTCTCGTCCGGGAGCGCTTCATGCTCTCGGGAGGAACAGGGATGCCGAACATCCTCGTGGGCGTCTTGGACGGGGCAACCGTCAAGGGGCGCGTCAACCCGATGGGTGGTCTGGGTGATATCGGCTCGATTGCTGCCACTTCTCATACCGTTTGGGAAGCAGCCTTCATCGTTGATTCTCTCACGCCTACCCAGTCCTATACCTGGGATGCCGCCTATGGAGTCGAGAACACAATCGCCTCTACGAACATCAAGTACGGCGGGCCTGATAACACGACCCAGGACGATGCGTATGGCGGGTTTGCTTATGAGATCTGGAGTGCCTGAGTGCCCGTAAGCCCACTTCTCGAGACCGTTCTTCAGCAGGCGGCTGCCGCTGGTGGAGGTGCAGATGGAACGCCATTCATCATGCGCCAGTCCACCCTGCGGGGAAGTGATGTTCTCCGTGGTTCGTTGGCCGGAGCGCAGTCGCTCTCCCTCACACCCGCGGGTGAATCTGATTCTGGCCTAGCGCTCCGTGTTCTTCAGTTTGTCGCTGCGCTTGAGACTGACTCTGCCCAGTCTCTCACTTTCACCAAGACGATCTTCAAGACGCTGGTGGAGGCGAGCGAAACCGACACAGCGATTGCGCTCAGCTACCTGGTTGTTCATTCGATCGTCCAAGCCAATGAAACGGATTCTGCTCAGGTCCTTGATATCGACAAGGCAGTCACGCTTGGTATCGCCAGTGAGGCGGATAGCTCACAGGCACTCGATAAGGACAAGTTCGTCTCGCTGGTGCAGGCGAACGAGACCGATGCTGCGCAAGCTCTTACCTTCACGAAGACTATTTTCAAATCTCTCGGAATTGCCACCGAGACCGATGAGGCTCAGGCGGTTAGTTTTGGTGGTCCGAAGGTCATCGTTTCGGCCGCGGAGATCGATTCAGCACAGGCACTCAGCTTCACGAAGACGATCTTCGTCTCGCTTGCGCCAGCTGCGGAGAGTGATAGTGCTCGTGCGCTCACGTTCGTCAAGACGATTTACGTTTCTCTCGGTCTTGCGAGCGAGTCTGATACTGCGGCTCTTCTTACTTTTTCGGGTGGTGTGGCAATCTCTGGTGACGTGAGCATCGGGGATGGAAGCAATATTGAGCTTGCCATTGCTGACGTGTTAAATGAAGCCGAGTCGATAACGAGCAGTGCCGGTGCTCTGGTGACGATAAGGGACAGCTGATGGCTCAGATTCAACACTTGGATATCGGGGACATCTGGAAGCCTCAGGCGACGTTTACGGTAGGGGGAACGCCTACTGATCCGACGACGCTGATCATTCGCATCAAGAAGCCGAGTGGGACGGTAACGGTCACAACCGAGTCCAGTCCTGCTGCGCTCACGAGTGCGTCCTCACCTACGGCAAGAACAACCACGGGCATTTACGTCTTCTCGCAGACGATTGATGCCTCCGGATACTGGTATGCGCGTATGGAGGGCACGGGTGCTGCGACGGCGGCTGAAGACCACGAGGTCATTGTTGATCCGTCTCCCTTCTACGAGAACGGTGGGCTCTCTACTCGAGCGCTCGTTTCTCTCGGTGAGGCGAAGATGCGTCTTTCGCGTCAGCTCATCGATACAGCCTCAGATCTCAAGATCGTGGAAGCGATCAACGGGGCCTCGGAGCGTATCCATGCTGTCTCGGGGCGAGAGTTCAAGGCGAGGGGGACGAATCCGGAGGAGAGGAGTTTCGACATCGGCTGGAATGGGGGATCGATCGAGATCTCCGACCTGCAGACTGCCTCGAGCGCGTCGACGTCAGCGACGATCACCGGCTTGCAGACCGGGACGCTGGTCAGAACGCTTGCCGCGACTGACTACGTGGCCATCCCGCGCAATCGCCACTCGTCGCGGCCGATTGAGAGGCTTCGTATCCTCAACACGGCCATCGGTGCTGCTTGCGTCGGGAACGTGCTCAACGTCACCGGATATTGGGGCTGGCCCACCGTTCCCGAGGACATCAAGAACGCCTGTCTCGACGCTGTTGCTTTCTGGTTGGACAGCGACGTTGAGCACTTCCGCCAAGACCTCGGAGGGGTCCCAGGAGGCTCTGAGGGCGGCCAGACGGTCTTCGTGGGCTCAACTCCCCCAACGGTGTTCCCCTTGCCGCCTATTGCCTTCCAGATCGCTTCTGGCTACCGCAGGAGATTGATTGGCTAGCAAGGTCATCATCCGTTCGCGTTTCAAGGAGGCGGGAGAACACGCTCGCAAGCAGACGCATGAGGCGGTGAGCAAAGCTCTGGAGGCTGGCGAGCGGGAGGCAAACATCCGCCTTGAGCGGGCCAACTCGGCTCGCGGTTACAACCTGCCGGCCAATGTCGAGAAGTCTCCTCTTGGCTACCACTCGGGCAAGATCGAGTACCCGGAACCATATGGAAGGTACTTTGAGTTTGGGACCGTTTATATCGATGCTATGCCCTTTATGAGACCAGGTCATCGCAAAATGAGAAAAGTCTTCAAGGACGAAATGGGCAACTTGTTCAAGGGTTGGCGGCGGATATGACCGACGCTCTGGAAGTTGCTTGGGCGGCAGGGTTGTTTGAGGGCGAGGGTTCTATCCACGCCAACACGATAAAGGGCCGTATCTACTTGTTGCTGAACCTTTCCTCGAATGATCGTGATGTTGTCGAACGGTTTGCGCGGGCTATTGGGTGTGGGCGAGTCTACGGCCCATATCTCGACAAGAACGCTACGAATCCGAGGTGGTCGTGGCATGCCAAGAGCAAGGCTGACTCAGCGCACGCTCTCTCCCTTTTGGAGCCCTTTCTGTGTGTTAGGCGTAGAGCGAAGCTTGCGGAGGTTCGCGCACGCGTAGAGGCGCAGCCAGCTCCTCAGACAGGCCCTGGAGTGACGCTCTCGGATGAACGGCGGGCGAAGCTATCCGATGGCATGAAGCGGTACTGGGCTGAGGGCAGGTACCAGAATCAAAGGCCAAGGAAGGTCGCGTAGTGTCGGTCTCGATTAACGAGGAAGTAGCGGCTCAGCTTCTCCTGAAGGACATGCTCGAGGCTGATTCGACGCTCATGGGGATGGTGAACGGGATTGCTTTGCGCTCCGTTCATGAGTCGGTCGCTGTTCCATTCGTGAAGATCGACCGCCAAGATGCAAGTGACCTCATGGTCATCAACATGACCCGTGTCTGGTCGAACCTGACCTATCTAGTGCGTGGTATCGACGCAGGTCCTTATTGGGACGACGTGCAGGCGATCGCCAACCGTATTGACCAGGTCTTGCATCGTGGCAACGGCTCCAATACGACGGTGAGCATGTACGGCATCCGGCGAATCGAGACATTCACGGATGAGACAGTAGAGGGTCCACCAGCTAGCCGGAAACTGTACGTCCATGCCGGGGGAATCTACGAGCTTTACGCGCAGGCGCTATAGCTGTCGCCACTCTGGAAAGGATCCCTGTAGCCGAATCAAGATCTCGCTGTTGAGGCTTCGATGGTTTGTCGTTGCCGATGCTTGCAGCTTGAGCTTGAGTTCGGGTGGGATTCTGAGTGGGTACGGTTTCCAAGCATATTTCGGTTTGCCGGGTGAAGTTTGCACGCCATGATGGTATGCATTGGACCGGATTACATCCCCTTTTGGAAGTAGAATCACACCATGCCTGAACGCTCTGTTGTCTCGCAGGCGATTCAGATCGGCGTCGAGACCACGGCAGGAACGGCGGTCTCCGCCTCCAAGCTTCTCAACTCGCTCGCCTTCGAGCCGGGGGTGGAGTTCGAGTCGACCGTGTTCCGCCCGATGGGCCAGAAATATCCGAGTATGGTTGTTCCCAACAGAGAGTGGATGACGTGGGGAATTTCGGGGCCTGCCGCCTACGGAGAGATCGTTTACCCGCTCAACTCCGTTCTCGTTGCCTCGACTGCGTCGACCTCGGACACGTCA